TCGACCTTCAGGCTTTCGAGTTCCGCGGCGGCGCCGACGGTGAGCTTCTCGACGGTGGCACGGAGGTCATCGCGTTCGGCGGTGAGGCCCGAGAGGGCGGCCGAGGCTTCGAGCAGTTGTTCTTCGATGGTCATCTTGAGTTTGCGGGAGTTGGAAACTTAGAAGGTCCGCAGGGCTTCGGAGAAGGAGTCAGCCAGCCCGGTCACTAAGCCCTGGGCGGCGGCCTGCTTGCCCGAGAAGACTTGGCCTTCCATGGCTTCGGCCTTGACCATCTTGCGCTTCATCAGGACAGCGGCCTTAAACTCGGAGTGGATTTCGTCCACGCTCTCTTGGAGGTTAGCCATCTGGCCTTCGTCGAGGGTTGTGCCTTCGATGCCAGCGCCCTTGTACTTGCCGGACTTAATGACGACCATCTTGATGCCCGCCATTTTAGCGGCTTCGGAATAGTCAGGGACTGCGAGGTAGACGCCGATGCTGCCGATCGTGGCAGACTTGGAGGACATCACCCGGTCAGCGGCGGAGGCAATCCAGTAGGCAGCGGAAGCCATCTCGGTGTCGGTGTAGGCCATCGTCGGCTTCTCAAGGTTGCGGACCTTGTTCGCCAGTTCCTCAATGCCGGTGACCGTGCCACCAGGGGAGGAGACTTGCAGGGCGATACGCGTCACGTCCGGGTTCATGGCGAACGCGTCGATAGCGGCAGTGAGTTCGTCCACGTCAGCGGCGCCCATCATCTTCTCGATAGGGGTCAGCCCTTTGCCGATCACACCGTAGACCGGGATGACGCCGATGCCATCTGCGGTGACGTAGGGCTTAGGGGACACACCGAAGAGCTGCGCAAGCATATCGGTAAAGCCGAACTTCTCAGCCAGGACAGCGTGGTCCTTAGCCTTGGCCGGGTCGATGAGTAGGGGCTCGCGGCCCGAGAGGCCATTAGTGAGGAAGCGCATAAAGTTATGAGTTGGGTTGAGCAGGGGCGGGCTCGTCTTCGGCATCGACGGCCTCGACCGTTCCGATCGGGGTGTTGGTCGGGCGGAACAGTAGCTCGAACGGGATGCCGTACTGCTTGGCAAGGTCTTGGATGTGCACCATGTCAGCGGCGCGCTTGTTCATCTCGGTGCGGAAGTCTAGGCCGCGCTGGGCGTAGAGCTCAGACATGGACAGTAAGCCCATCTCGACATCGGCACGATCGTTGGCGGCTTCACGGCCAGCGTCGACGGTGACAGATTTTGGGGTCGTCCAAGACACTTCGGTCCACTTCGGGTCGTCTGGGATGTCGCCGGCGGCGATGCCCTGCCCAATGATGTAGCCCCAAGTCGGGACGCAGAACTGCTCGATGACGATGGTCTGGTACTTGGCGAAGACGCGTCCGGCCTTGGCGGTTACGAGGCGCACGGTGGCTCCGCCTAGTTTGGAGGAGTCGCCGACAAACTCGTAAGGCAGGACGCCCTGAGCGATGTCGCGTTCAAGCGCCGCAAGAAAGCCGGTGAAGGTGCTGTTGGGGCGGTTGCTCTGGAAGGAGTTTAAGGACTCGCCTTGGTCGAGCACCAGAAGTTTGCCGCCCATCGTGTTGGCAATTGAAGTGTACGAGGGGGTGTTGAGTGCGCCCAGCTCGTTGGCCGTGTCCTGATCGAGCACGCCGCCCTGCTTCTGAATAGTGCGGACGACGTCACCGTTGTCCTTCACGGCCTGCTTCTCGAGGGCAAGGATTTCCATCTCGTCTTGGATGGAGTTGATGCTGGATTGCAGCAGTGGGATGCCACGGCAACCGCTGGCGTACTCGTGGTCGACAACGTGCATCATGGACTGCGCAAGAATCTGGCGGTTGCTGCCGTCCGACTTGTAGACGTTCACCGCAGTGTATTCACCGTATGGGCCGTAGACGATACCGTCGTGGATGCCAGGGATGACGACCGTCTCTTCAAGCGGGTCACCGACGCGGTGGGCTTCCATCAGCTGGAGTTTCGCATCGCCGGTAGCGTTACGCACCTTGGCGGCGAACGAGTCACCGTCACGGATCATGCCGCGAAGCAGGATGGCTTGGCAGTTGTAGAATGAAAAGCGGTTCGTGATGTCGATGCGCTTGCCCTTCTCGGCGAAGTAGGCCTCGTAGATTTCCTGCATCTCCGGGGTGCTGGCGTGGCTCTGGGCCTTAATGCCATCGCCCACGGAGTAGAGCACCATGTCGTTTAAAATCTGTTTGAACAGGCCGCTGTTCCGCTCTGCCCATCGGCACTTGCGGATCATCGCCATACGGTTCCACGGCGTCAGGTCTTGGCGTAGGTCGCCCGGTGCTTGACCGAAGATGGCGCGGCGAGCGTTCGAGAACATCGTGCTCTGCCAGCCGGAGTAGCTGCCACCAAAGCCGCTGCCAGTGCCAGTGTCCATGACGGCGGCCTGTGGCTTGAGCGCAGGCGCAACAGCAGCCGCCTTGAGGACGGGCTTGCGGAGGCTGACAGTGGGGACTTTGGTCTTGCGGGGGGCCATAGATTAGTCGCGACGCGTAGACCAGGAGGTCGAGATGACCGTGGTGCGCGTGCCGTAAGTCTGAGGGTCGAGGCGGCTCAGGGCGAACATGGCCTCGGAGAGCATCTCCTTGGGGGGCATGGCGAACTGCTTGGACGCGGAGGAGCCAGAGTCGGAGTAGGACATGAGCGTCTTTCCCTCCGTAATCATGGCCACAGCCTTGGCTTTGATGTCGAGGAGTTCGCACTCCGTAAGTCCGATGAAGAGTCCAGAGGCCATTTAGATATGCCCAGATTGGAACGAAGAGGGGGGTGCGCCGACCAGCCCACGCCACAAGCTTCTTCCTTCTTGCAACACCGTCCGGCGCACCCTTGCAGATAAGGTGCTCATGTTCCGCTCTGAGGCAAGTCGGTTTCGGTCGTTTCTCTGCCGGCGATACCCCAACGGACGGCGGCGAGGAGGGCGAGGATTTCGGCATCGAGCGCGTGATTGTCCTTCTTGCCCTGGGGAAGTATCCAGTGGGCCTTGCCAGTGCGGCGGTCTTTGACGCGGACTTCGGAGTTCAGCTGCAAGACGTACTCAGGGTCGGCGTCTAGGGCATAGGTCCAGACCTTGCGGGCTCGGAGGCCGTGCAGGAGGTCTTTGCCGGCGAGGTTGGAGTGCGAGACGAGGATGGCCCGCTGCGGTATGCCAGGGACAACGATGGCCTGCTTCTCGGAGTAGTAGCGACGGCTCGTCTTCCCGTCCCGATCAGTGACAGCGAAGTCCTCGGAGCCCGACCCCTTGGCCGTCTTCCAGTTACGCTTGGCGCACTCGCGGTAGACCTCGGAGGTATTGTCACCCGAGTCCACGAAGACCATGGCAGCGTGGACCGCGTACTGTTTGGCGTACGCTTCGACGTTGTCCCAAGTCTCGATGCGGGCAAAGGCCAGCAGCCGACTGTGCCCGGTCTTAGCCCAGCGCCGAACGACCACCCAGAAGTGCCCGCGCTGAACGTCGACGCCCATCGTGCGAAAGGCGATGCTCCCCTGCGGTGCGTCCTGCTGCTCGATGACCCGACCCTTCGGCGAGATCATGGCCTCGGCGTCCCATGCGTCGCCCATCTTGTAGTTCGCAGACTCGGCGGTGCTGACCATCTCGCCACCCTCTTCTGACCAGGGCATCGCCAGACGCTTTTGCTTGAATTGCATCCGGGCGTTATCGTCGCCGTACTGGTCGACCGACTCTTTGGCCTTGAGCATCAGCACACCCAGCTCACCCCAGCTCATCGTTGCGAGGGCGTTCCAGTGCAGGCCGATGTGGCCCGCGTTGACTGATGCGGCAGTGGCGATGAAGGTGCCGCGTGAGTTGGCCTCGATGCGGGTGGCGTTCGTGTCAGGGAGCAAGGTGCGGCAGGAGGCACACTCGTAGGTCGTGCCGGCGTTGACCTTGTGCAAGTCCCACGACCCGCTGACCTTGGCGTCCTCGGGGAACCTGATCTGCTCCCACACCCAGGGCTGAAGGTGGTCGCACTTCGGGCAGCGCATATTCCAGTCACGCTGGTCGGTCGTCTCATGCAGCTGATGAAACTCCTGACCCGCCTTGCCACCCTGCGACATGAAGATGCGTTTGCCCATCCAGCCGAACGCCGTGACGCGCGCGCTCAGTTCGGCCAAGTGACCGGGCGGGGACATCCAACACTCGTCGGCAATCGTGTACCGAAGCGACAGGCGCTGAAGGTTGGCCTCGTTCCAGATGCCGCGGCAGTAGAGCGTCATGCGGTCGAAGTCGGTCGTTGTCGAGCGGTCCATGTCGTCGAGCGAGATGCGGTCCTTAACCGGCGGACAGTTGGCCCACACCGGGCGGAGGTAACGCAGGGCGAAGTCCTTGGCCTCGGGGTCGGTAGCCTGAAGCACCATCGTCGGGCCCGGAGCGTTGGCGATGATGTGGCAAGTGAACAGACGGGCGAAGAGAGATTTGCCAGACTGGATGCTGGCAAGGATGGTCAGCAGTTTCGTCTCGGGGTCGGCGGCGATACGCAGCGCCTCGGCGATCCACGGCGTCCGCTCTGATCGGAAAGGTCCGGGCATCGGTGAGTCTGGGATGGCGTGCACGTTGTCCTCCAGCCAGTCGACGATGTCGCCCGAGTCCGAAGGCTTGAGCACGTCCCGCCCGATGCGGAGCAGGTCACTCTTGTTCATCTTTAGAAAGTTCAGAGCGCACTTGTCTGGCCCAGGCCTCTAGAGCCTTTACTGCTTTTGCAGGGTTTTCCGGGTTGCAAGCCTCGGCTGTTTCAAGGGCTAGCTTGTCGAGTCGGTTAACAAAGTTGCCAGTCATCTCGCGCATGGCCTCGCTGGCTTCAGTTGCAGGGATAAACTCGCGACCCATGACGGCGATGCGGTCGAGCTCGGCCTTAAGTTTTGTCAAGGTGTTGACGGTCTTGTCGTAAGAGGCGTAGAGCTTCGATTGCGCCGGTGATCCTTCGCGGACGGCTTTGATGTATTGATTTCTGGAAAGTTGTACGAGCAGTCGCTGCCTTTCGACGATAGACTCAAAGGTCTCAAGCACGCCTTGCTTTTGTGGCGCCTGCTGTGCGGCATCTTGCCCTGGCTCGTTAGATGGACTGTAACCCTCAGCCGGGTTGCCGTTTAAACCAATCCTTTCAGCCCTCCACTTTTCAGCGGCCTCCACGCTATCCAATGGCATACCCTCAGCCACGAGCTGCGAGATGCGGCCTTTGGATAACTCCCAGCGCTCGGCTAGGGCCTTCTGCTCAATAGCCATCAGTCTAGAGGAATGATATTTAAGTCGTGCAGGATCATGTCGCGGTGCATCCTGGCTGTCTCAGCGTCCGGCGTGCCGAGGTTTAGGCGCACCCGCTTAGAGGTGTAGTCGGGGAGGTGCTGGGTGTAGTGAAGCCACCAGTTCTTACCATTCCTCCATAGGTTGTGGTTTCTGTTCTTGGCGATCATCTTGGGGCGTGTGGCAATTTTCATTTGGTTTTTAATTCATCAAAGGTTTTGCCGTTGGACTCAAGCGTGGCCTTCTTGCCGGTGAAGTCCTGCCAGCGTTTAACAATCACGTCGCAGTATTTTGGGTCAAGTTCCATTGACCTATTTATGCGCCCGGTTTTTTCGCAGGCAATTAGGGTGGAGCCGCTGCCTCCAAATGGTTCAAAAACAAAAGCCCCAGCGTTAGATGAATTGTTAATTGCCCTTTCAACTAACTCAATGGGTTTTGTTGTTGGGTGCAGGGGTGAAACTTTTGGCCTGTCATACTCCCAGACATCAGATTGTTTCCTGTCTACAACTTCACATATTCTGGCACAACCATCTTTCCATCCATACCAAATTGGTTCGTATTTCGTGTGATAATCTTTCCTAGAAAGCACAAGGCTGTCCTTTACCCAGATGATAGTTGAAGACCAATGGAAGCCGCCTTCTCTTAATGCCTTATCAACTGCCGGCCACTCGCTTGGTCCCATAACGCAATAGATTGGGCATCCTGGTTCTGTTGCTATTGATAGGCAGGAAATTGTAGCAGTTAAAAAGTCCGCCCATTTTTGTGGATCATCAAAACAGTCATTTAGGATTGTGCGCTGCTTGTAACCTTGAACATTATTTGCAAGGTTTGTGCCATAAGCAACGTTCCATGGCGGGTCTGTGAAAACAAAAGACGCCAATTTGCCGGCCATAAGTTTGACGACCATATCGGAGTCCGTGCTGTCTCCGCACATCACTCTGTGACCACCAAGCACCCAAACGTCTTCCATCTTAGTCGTAGGCTCAACAGGCACTTCCGGAACTTCATCCTCATCGGTTAAGCCTTCTTCGGTCTTATCAGCCAGGAGCGCTCCGATCTCTACCTCGTCAAAACCCGTAAGCGCCACGTCGAAGCCTTCCATTCCAAGCTCCTCAAGTTCTAGGGCCAGCATCTCGTCGTCCCATCCGGCGTTCAGGGCCAGCTTGTTATCAGCCAGGACGTAGGCCCGGACCTGCAACGGAGTAAGGTGCGCCAGCGAAATGGTCGGTACTTCTTTAAGCCCCAAGACCTTGGCGGCGGCCAAGCGACCGTGTCCCGCGATAACAGTTAAGTCCTCGCGGATGAGGATGGGGTTATTAAACCCGAACTCCCGGATGCTCGCCGCGATCTGTTTCACCTGCTCGTCAGAGTGCGTCCTGGCGTTGCGGGCAAAGGGGATAAGCGAGTCAACGGGGGTCTGTTCGACCTGTATTGGTTTGTTCATGGGGGGGTGTTTGGTTTAGGGCTAAAAAATGCAAGTGACCACGCAAAAAACCTTCGTGGTGTCGGGCCA